GGTGTATCCAGCTCTGACGTGAAGACATCCGTCAAGCTTGATCTTTCGATGCGGTGGAAGAGTATAAGGGAGTTTGAGTTTTCGCGCAGTGTTGTACGTCACTTCGGTAGGAAGACCCCACTGATCTACTTGCCGCGTGGCTTTCAGAACTTCCTCGACTGCTGTCTTGTATCCTACAAACCGAGAGATATGATATTCCTTCAGGGTTTTAGAGATCATGGGTTCCGAGAGTTGGGACAAGTTGGATAATTTCATGACCGCTCTCATCATTGTGTCCACTTTGTCTTGTTCTTCGTGGTGCGCGCGTACTGCAGGAATTAGACGTTTCCCCATCACTTCTCGAAGCAGATGTGACGGAAGAATTCCCTGTGCACGCCACACATAAAGATCATGTAGTAGAGCCGTCAGAACTGTCTCGGACAAAGCTCTGCTGTTGTCTGAGCTGAATAAGCCGTAGCTCCGATGATTAAACTCTCGATCAGCGCACATTAGCATTTCAGACACTTGACCAGTCACGTAAGCCGAAAGCTTTCCGTGGATAGTTCTGGCAGCTCCACCGTACGAGGGAATGTCGTGCAAGCCGAGTTTCCGTATCAACGGGTCTTTGGACAACATCGGATGTCCCACGAGAGGTGACACAGACTTGCAGAGCTCAAACACCAGACGGTTGGCGTACACTTGCAGTTGCCAACGGGCCACATGCTGAAGGTTCGTCATCATATAATTAGCGATCGCCTCATCGCATGCCACAAACGCCATCGCCCGAGTGATTGTGGTTAATCCATTTGAGTACACCTCAGCTATGTCCATCGATGCGGAGGCAAAGTGCTGATGAGATCCGTCAGCTATCTGCCTACCGGTGCTGCTCTTCCGTAGCAGTGACTTGAAATAGGCCTCCAGGACGTGCCGTCGCAGAGTTCCAGATGGTTTGTAATGGTCATGGGTAGCCAGTGCAGGATGAGCAATTGCGCCACTAACTCGCTGAAGAATGAGCGACGGAAGAAACGCAAGAGGATTTCCCGGAAATCGGGTGACTTTGAGGTGCAGTTCATCGGGCCCTCTGATGCTTACCGACGGCAAGGGCTGTAACTCGAATGAACCAGTCCCTAATGTTCCAGTAATGAAGCGACCAGGGACATTCATGAACGTGTTCTGCGTCATCCAGTTGAGAAACAGAATCTGCTCTTGTACCATAAAGGGGTAGTCATACACTCCGCCTGATAGGGGTCCCATGTTGTCTGTGGAAATGACCAGATGAGTTGCGAAGTTTGGCGACCCAATGTTGAACGCGTCCTGGTGGCCTGTTCGAGCGGCGTATCGGTGGGCAAGTGTTCCTCCACTTGTACCAGGCAACAGATCCGACACGTCAGAAAGAGTTGTGTTCGTTCTTGACCAGCCGACCGCATCGATGATCTTTTTGAAGTGTGTATCATCCCCGGTTTGGCTTGCAATGAGCTGAAGCTTCCGCATTGCCTTTGAAGCTGTATCCGTTCCAATGATCTTGTACCCATGTTCACTCCTCTTCTCTCTCGTTTGGCTCCCGACGTACGGGTCGAAC